GATAGCAAATCCGAATAATAAAAAGTATATCATATAGTCTCTCCTTTCGTGATGATTGTATAACCTAATCTTTTGATATTGTGTATTACTGCAGGCAATAGTGTCTTGTGTCCACTGATACATGCAAACAGTTGTGCTTTATTACATACAGGATATATGTGTTCGTTACCGAACTTACGATCCTTACGTACTATTAGTTGTTTTTGATTATCAAGCACTCTTTGAGTGAATGCTATGTCGTCTTTAGTTTGATACGCCATTATACTAACCCTTTCCAATAAGTTGTTTAATGTAATCATTAGTATCATGGAGTATTCTATTGGTACACAAAAAAATTACAGCTGTGACACTTATGCACAAGTGTATCATTTATATCACACTGTATCAATTATGTTACATTGTAATACTTTGTAACAATCCACTTTATAACCATTATAAAGTACATATGTGTACACGTGTTCTATATAATATATATTAATAAGTGGAAAGGTAATAAGATGGCAAGAAGACAAGAGTTATTATTACTCTATTGTTCTTTTTATAAACTAACTACAAACAAACAAAAGTACTTATTTATAAAAGACAACATGACTAATAATACATTCAAGATACACTGGTTTAATTTGTTACAATTATATAAATAAAATATAATCACAAAAAAACCAAAGTGCCCACACAAAAACATAAGAGCAAAAACAAACGAGGCGCGCGACTGTGTGTCACAATATCCAACAAAAGAGATAAATCATCTGTTGATTGTTATTGATTCATTTGATTTGTGGACCGACGCGTGACATAATCAGTGACACAGTGCCCATAAATCGCGGAGGGGGACCCTCGCGGCGATATATATCATAAGGCCTCTTAGATTTTTCTGCCCAAACATCGGACTAAACATTAGGAACCTTAGTAACCTTAAGTACATTAGAACTAGGCATTGTTGTTATGTTCCCAACGTCTCCAAGTGTCCCATCGTCATTGAAGTTAACATCAGCCACAATGACATGTACGTCTTTGTCCTGTCTAATCAACCAACCAGTACTGATACATATTGTTACCTTACTGTTCGTTGCGTCCTTGAGTGTCTTCCAAGAAGAATCGCTGTTGATGTCTGACCATGTTACTTGTACATAATCAGCCTTCAAGATCTGCTTAGTGACTTTTGGATATTTCATTTTGTTGCGAAGAGCTCCTATTGGGAGAGAGACCATAAGAGCCCTTCTCTAATAGAGGCTCCAATTAATCTATCTCGTTATTACTATCCATGACATACACAAGGGCCATACCGATACGTGTACCAATTTACCTGTATATAAACATATACCGGACTAGATAAAAGGCTACCACACGCGCTCTGGTGAGGCCTAACCTATCCAATTTGCGCGACGTTGAGGTCTACCTGTGGCATTCTCCATGAATCTGTCTAAATCTTTTTGTAACATCGATTCTCTATGTTCGACTCCAGCTTGATCTTGATCTACATCCATTACTGTTGTCCAATAGTTTACAGCCATACTTAAACAATCTAATAAGTCATCGTGTCTCAATGACCCTTTGTCACGTGTTAATCTAGACATCTGAAAGAATAATCTATGATCTTGTTCGTGATTATTAAAATCATTACGTATTAGTTTGTCATCAACAATAAGTCTGTGTTGATTCATGACTGGTTCCAATGTATCTATAATTCTTTTCTCTTTTTGAACATTGTGTCTTACTTCTTCTATACTACAAGGATAATATTTTTGTAATACTGGTTGTAATATCTGAAGAAACATACCATCTCCAAAGTTACTCTCGACAACTATTTGATTTACATTTTGTTTTTTAGCTGCAGATACAATTCTTTTGAGTGTAACCTCATCATACCCGCCATCGAGGGCGCCGAAGTCTGTAATATATAAGCATCCGTGTAGCATTTTAACTACTGTATATGCCGTTTTGTCAGCACCACGTCCACTTGGGTCGATGGCAAGCACAGATCCTTCGAATTCCTTATATTCATCACTCACATGCATTGGAGATGTATAGTAATCTCCTTTTAAGCCTACGTTAGGAATATCGGGATCTAAACTTTTAATATTATCTTGTCCACTTGCCCATAATACTTTCACTGGAGCTTCTTTCCAACTACTAGAACCGGACAAAACTATAAGATCATTTAGCTTAAGTGGGTATCTATCCATATCAGATAGCGTTGTGTCCAACATAAACTGTAATGCAAAGCCTGAACGACCATAAGATGCTTCACGTTCTAATAAATCTGTTTCATCAAAACGTTTTGCGTCTACTGGATCGCCTGGTTTACCTTTTGCTTTTATTAATTTAGGTGCTAGTTTGTTTCCGTAACTGATTCTTTGTGTATCGTTAGGCATTCTAGCTGGCCATATACGTGTTTTAAAGCCACGTTCTTCTAAGTTATTATATAAACTAAATTCTGTTTGTGGTGTTCCTAGAAATACAATTCTACCAACTTCTGGTTTTATAATTGCATCAAATTCTTTTACAGTTTCACTTAATCTATCTCTCATTAATTGTGTTTGACTATTATTTGCTGATTCTACGTCGTCAGCTACAATAAGATCGGCACGTGATCCTGTTAATTGTGATGTAACACCTAATGATTTAACTGAAGGAGCATGAGATGCTCTTGCAGGTCCTACATCAAAACTAATTTTAGAGTGTCTTTGATCATTTCTCGGTTGCAAATGCTCTAATATTGGCATTTCACTTATAAGTCTTTGTGTAAACGTTGAGAAATCATCTGATCTACTTTTAGATGCTGAAACAACTAATATATTTTTTTGTGGATCTAATAATAATTGATGACATACAAAAGCAGATGTAATCCATGATTTACCTACACCACGAAAGGCTTCAATAACTAATCTTTTAGGACCTTGTTGTAAGAAGTCCGCAATATCATACTGAATAGGTGTGGGTTCTGGTAAATTAAGATGGTTCCATGTTAGATACAAAAAATTTTTAAAATCTTTTAATCTTGGGTCCATTAGTGCTTAGCTCTGTTTTTACTTCTAGACATAACTCTTAAATTTCTTCGAGAATTATTTCTTGGGTTACCATCACGATGATCGATATCTCTACCGTCACCTTTAGATACTCTTCCTGTTCTAGTTAAAGCTCTTCTAACTTTGTTTCTAGAAGCTCTATCTTTTTTTGCTTTAGTTGTAGAACCGTATGTAAGATATTCTTGCTTATAGTTTCTCTTCTTCATTTTGGTCCTTTTCTAATTCATCAAATGGTAAATTTTCAATTATGTTTGTAGGTTTTTCTTTTTCTTCAATGCCATAAGCTTTAGAAATATCTAAACAAACCTTTAAATCACTTGCTGATAATTCTATTCCACTTGATAACTTTTGATGCGCTTGATTAATTAATAATGTTGTTATTTCTTGGGCTTTACTTTTTGTCTTTTCTGATTCGCTCATTGTTCCACTCCTGTACGTCGAATGCTGGACATTCTTTTTTGCTTATTTCGTTATGTCCAATAATTTTAACTCCCAAATATTTTTCTTCTAGTTGATCTATTAGGTAACCAAAACTATTCCATTGATCGTCTGTGAAATTGTTTTCAGCTTTTGTATGATCTTCTTCTTGTGACCCGCCGACTAAACAGATACCAAGACTATTGTGGTTATAACCCAAAGCATGTGCGCCTTGAGTTTGTTCATCACGACCTAATTCTACATTACCGTTTCTTTTAATAACATAGTGATAACCTATTTTATCAAATCCACGTTCTTTGTGCCAAGCATTAATAGTTCTTGCACCAATGTCTTGTGATGGTCGTGTTGCTGAACAATGTACCACAATATATTTAACGTCCATTTAGAATATCCAATTCCAAATAGTTAAAAGTATTATAGCTGCACAAAATGCTACAGCCATTTTGCCTCTTTTAGTAAGAGTTTTATCCCACCAAATCCAGGCTCTTTCCCATATACTCATATTCCACTCCTTTGTATTTGTTCGTAAAGTTCGATTGCGATTATTATGGCTAATTCTACTGCTAAAACGGTATGGTAGATGGTCCATAATACTGTCTGCTTTTCTTTTTTCTTCATTATTTTTTCTTCATTATGTCTGCGCCTTTAAGTCCATAAATTGCACTAACTACTCCAATAAAAAGTGCTTGGTACCAAAAAGGCATATTATTAAATTTATCAAAAAACATATCGACTTTTGACATAATCTCTGGGTCTTCACTAAATATAGACCAAATTAAGATCATCACAGGAGCCGACACAAGAATCAAAACAAATTCGTCTTTCCATCCTTGTTGGTTGTTTGCAATAACTGCTTTTTGATATTCTATTTCACCAGAAGCCATGCGTTCTGCATGTTTCATTTCTGCTACTGATTCTAATTCTTTAGTTCTTCTTCTATTAGAAGCAATTGACATTCCTGTTTTAATAATTCCAGGTACTAGTTTAGATGCTATACTTAACCACATTTGCATTCCTCACAAGTACACACTCCATATTCGTCAGAATGAAGATCTTTTTCTTCTCCACAATGACATGGGTGAAAACATTTTTTACAAAATTTACTTTTGGCCACAGTTACCACCTTTACATTTACATTTTATATTCCAAACTTTAACGGCAATAACGCAAAGTAGTATTAAATTTAATACTGATATGTCGTTATTAAATAATGCGCCTATTGTACTATAAGTCATTTTTTTCCTTTATTCTAATATTAATTTATTTATATGTTTGTTACCTAATTTATCAGTTTCTATTTCAGCCAAAGATTTAATACATTGGTATTCTACTGAATTAGAAATATTACGAGAAGCAATTCTCTTTCCTTTTAAACATTCTGACATGCTAGGCTGGATTCGATGCTCTTTAATTTCGCCATTGACAATCATTAACAAAGCTACAATTAATTCTGTCATAATATCTTACCTTTGTTTATTCCATTTTTTAATATATATTTTTGAGTACCGTGTTTTCCAGTCTCAACTTCTTTTTTTAAATCTTTTGTCATACGCAATTCTTCATTTTGTTTATTTATTTTTGCAATATGATCTAAAACTTTTTTAGTGACTCGTCCCGTTGCCATTTGCTCTCACTTTATCTTTTAAATGTTCAATATCAGTTAATGCTTTTTCTAGCTGTGTTTTTAAAAATTCTATATTGACTTTATTAGTCATATTTTGTTCTTGATTAAGAGTTAATTTTTCCACATCACCGTACAAAGCCTCGATCAACATAAATTGTTCTTGGTCTGTAGGTTTTTGTTCTGATTTTTTTAATAAATCTGCTTGGAATAATTCTCTTGATGTTTCAAGACTTGTTAATCTTGCAGTTACTTCTGTATACGCAAAAACTCCCATAGCAACTCCAGCTACTATCGCCAGCATATTTTTGACCGGCATACTTACTGAAGTGTTTTCTGATATTTTCATTTTTTGTGTTGTCTTCTTTTTGATTTATTCATCGATGACCATTTAATCCTGGATGGATTAGTCGAAATACTTGTTTTTTTAAATCTAGATCTACTTTCATGTTCTTCTTTTGAAAGTAAACTATTCTTTTTTTTAGCCATTTAATAAAAATTGATAACTCCTCTAATGCATAAGATAACAAAACATAGTTCCATTAATCCTCGAGGAATGTCTTTATCTTTATAGGCAAAATATGCCCATGCTAATGTTGATATTGCTGATATTCCCCAACCCAATGAAAAATACTCAGTATTTGTGTTAGTTAGAATCCATGTGCCTAACATTGTGAACGCGAACGCAAACCATCTTGCCATACTCACACTCCATATGTTTATTTCCAGTTAAAATAACCTAGTATTCCAACAATACAAGTTCCAATAGCAAGAATAACTTTAAGTCCACCCTTACCCATAGAAACATCTTGTCTTAAAGATTTAATTTCTTTTCTCATTTCTTCTATGCTTTTTAGAATGTTATTCATTCGTTCAGCACAAAGTTTCTCATGTGATGAAAGTCTTACACCAGTAGCGACTTCGCTAAATTCTTTTGGAGTTAGTTTTTTTCTAGCCATTAGTATTTAAGAATTATTATTCCACTTCCACCATTTCCGCCTGGCCAAGTTCCAAAGTTAGAACCACCACCATTACCAGTGTTAGCACTTGCGTTTCCACCAGAGCCATCATTACCACCTTTTGAAAAGACACCAGAGTTTCCGTAAGAAGTTCCAAAGTCTGAAGATACATTTTTACCTGCACCCCCAGTATTTCCTGAAGCATTTCCATTTGCACCACCTCCTGCACCACCATTTCCACCTGAACCTGAACCACCATGTCCAACATTAGAATAAGAAGTGCCATCAATAGTGAAAGAAGATGATTGGTTAGAACTACCACCATTACCATCATAAGAACCAGAGCCACCACCAGAACCCCCAGAGTTTCCATGTACTGAGTGTCCATAAGTAGTTCCTCCACCTCCACCACCACCATTAGCAGTTATTGTTCCTGAACCTGATGAAGCAAAGGTACTGTTTGAACCATTTGAACCATAAGATGCACCACCTTGTCCACCTTGTCCACCACCACCTACTGAATAAGTGTAAGATGATTGTGCAGTAACAAAGTTAGTGATGATAACTAAACCACCTGCACCACCTCCACCTGCAGGGTCGCCTGTTCTACCACCACCTGCACCACCACCACCTGCTACTACAAGTAGTTTAATTTGTGATGAAGCTGATAAACCTGTAGGTCTAGACCAAGTACCTGAACCACTTGTATAAACTTGAAATACTGGTGCTTTAACTTCTATTGTGTATTGTCTTGTTGCAGTTTGACCACCAGAAGTTGCTGTTACTGTAAATGTTGAAGTTGAGTTTGAACCTACTGCGTTTGCTGTTCCTGAGAAAGTTCCATTTGAATTTAAAGTTAATCCTGATGGAATTGAACCAGAAGTTACTGCAAAAGTAACTGCTGTTCCTTGTGGGTCTGTTGCAGTAATGGTAGTTAGATTTGAACTTGCTCTGCTACTGTCAAATAATGTTCCTAGACTTCCTGAAGCAACACCAAATACAGGTGGGTTATTGTCTTGATTTACTAAACTAAATGCCCTGTCTGTAGTTTTTGAATTAGCAGTTGCTCTAATTGTAAAATTGTATGTAACATTTGAACTTTCGTCAGGTAAAGTACCTGAAAGAACCCCAGTTGAACTATTTAATGAAATTCCTGTTGGTAATGTACCTGATTGTAAAGCATAAGTAACTGTATCTCCATCTGGGTCTGTTGCAGATAAAGTTACATTTATTGTGCTTCCATCACTAAAAGGCGAACCACTCAATGCACCTGCTGAAGTTTGCCATGAAGGTTCATTATCTACAGTTATAACATCTGCTAGTGTTGCTGATAAACCTGATGTATTTGTAACTTTAACATCATAAGGTTCGTTAGCATTTACAAATCCACTTTTTGCATGAACTATTGTAATTTGAGTTGCACTATTTCTAGTAACTGTAGATGGCGTAATGTCAGAACCACTATTAGCTACTAATGTAACAGTAGCACCAGTTGAAAAATTAGAACCAGTAATAACTATTGTTTGATTTCCTCCACCTGCACTATCAACATCTCCATCATCTATACTATTAATTGCTGGTGGACTGTCTATGCTTTTAAAAGCAGTTCCATCATAATATTCAGCAAGATTAGTTGTAGAATTAAATCTTAATTGACCTGTAGTAGACCCTCGTTGTGCTGTAGTACCAGAAGCAACTTTAGTACCTTCAGTACCAGTATCGCTTATGTTTTCAAATGATACATCAAGATTACTTCCTGCTATCTTACCATTAGATGTAGAAAGTAATTTAGAGAGGTCTCTAGCTTTT